GGTGTTGTTATTTTAGGGTGCAGTATATCACACAATCTCCCTAATGTCAACCCCCCTCAGACACCCTCAGAACCTGCACAATGCCCCTTTACAGATACACCCTGGTGCCCTATAGTATAAGGGTGAGGGATACAGATAACCATTAAATCTTAAGAGTCCTTGGTATGACTATAAACTGCCCACATTTCACACTAAGTATCAAACTACTTTCATCATGACACGCACACTTGCACTTGGAATGCTGGCACAGGGTAACACTGGGTCAGAGATCTTACAGATCCTGGATGTTATTCAGGCAGACACAGATAATGGTGTGAATCTTGTGGAGAATGACTCCAGTATTACACTGGAATTCTGATACCTACTGTGGGTCCTCTATGTGTTACACATGGGTTTTCTTATGTGTAACACATAGATTCTATGTGTAACGCATATGTGTAACACACAGGATCACAGTGGTTGACACATAGGGGGCACATGTGGTAGACTGACAGTGTTATCCAAAATGACAGTGTTTATGAGGGTTTGCGTTGGTGCCCTGGGGGGCGTAGTAAACCCTTAAGGTATTGGGGATTATGATGACCCCCCCCCTACGAAAAAGACCGGTCTATGGCAACCTACAAAAGTATATTCCCCTAAGACTTATATGAGTCTTATTTTTCTGCGTCCATATATAATTCCATAACTGAAACCATTTTTATGAAAAAAATTCCCACAGAAAAATTTTACCATATTTACCTGAGGGGAGAATGTGTTTATAATTGTTTGGATGAGAATAGGTTTACTGATACCTATAATACATTAAGGGAGATGGTGGAACTATTGGATACTAAGTATAATGTGGATGACATCACCTATGAGGTGGTGGAGACCCTAAGGACCAGGGAGGAGAGTTCCTACTGAGGGAGGTTTACCTCACCAGTGAAGACCAAAGGTCTGAGTTGACAGGGACTATATAAACTGCTAAACTGACATTGTAGTGAATTATCAATCATGGCAAAAGGATTTACTGTAAAGGCATCAGCACCCAAGAGGAAGAAGGAACCAGAATGGGATTATGATGCCATCAAGGAAAGGATGAAGGGTAAGACTGTTGTATTCTGTTTGCCTGGGCGTGGGGTATCATATACATTCCTGAAGAACTTTGTACAATTGTGCTTTGATATGGTACAGAATGGTATGAGTATTCAGATCAGTCAGGACTACTCATCAATGGTTAACTTTGCCAGGTGTAAGTGTCTTGGCGCTAATGTATTGCGTGGACCTGATCAGATCCCATGGGATGGTAAGTTGAAATATGATTATCAGTTATGGATTGATAGTGATATTGTATTCAGCACTGAGAAGTTCTGGCAGTTGTGTGACCTGGCATTGAATGCTGAGGGTGAGGAGAAGGCAATTACTGCTGGTTGGTATAGCACTGAGGATGGTAAGACCACATCAGTGGCACATTGGTTGGAGGAGAATGATTTCAGGAATAATGGTGGTGTCATGAATCATGAGATGGTTGATAGCATCCAGAATAGGAAGAAACCATTCACTGTTGATTATACTGGATTTGGATGGGTGATGATTCAGCATGGTGTATTTGAGGGTGAGGGGATGAAGTATCCATGGTTTGCGCCCAAGATGCAGGTATTTGAATCTGGTGCTGTGCAGGATATGTGTGGTGAGGATGTATCATTCTGCCTTGATGCCATTGAGGCTGGTTATGAGATCTGGTGTGATCCAAGGATCAGGGTTGGTCATGAGAAGACGAGGGTGATCTGATGGATAAACACATTGTTGAATGGGTGGATCATCATCTACATAATAAGGAGGATGATGACCTATGGTATCTCTGTGGCGCAATACTTGATGAGTTGGGTAACAGGGATAATCACAGGTATCAGGTTGGAATTGGTCTTAGTTTTATTGGAGGTAATAAATGCCATTCAGGGTAAGGAACACAAAGTTTGATCATATCATGGGAGCATTTTCCACAGAGGCGGAGGCACAATCATGGATTGATGAGAAGTCTGCTGGTGGTGATCCTGTGACCACTGATACACCACATATTAATAATACTGATTGTGTCATAGAGGAGTATAGTTAAATGGCAAAGGTTAAGAAGTCACTGTTAGGCACAGTGTTCATTGAGGCAACACCCAAGAGGACCAGGCAGGGACAGGGGAAGCACACAAAATATTCTGCATCCAGCAGTAATAATGCCAAGAAGCGTTATAGGGGTCAGGGTAGGTAGGAATAGGGATCATGGGGGGATGGAAACATCCCCCTTTTTTTATGGGAATTTGCGTATAGATAGGTTGATAGCAGCGAAAAAATCTCTTTATACCTATGGCATGCCTAATATGTAACCTACCCAATGTTGAGGTATGGGTAAGAAAGGAATATCTGACGGATCACACCTCTGGTTGGGGGGAGTTCGTCAGGGGTTGGTGGGTATCAGCAAAGAGCATACCTGGACGCGCATTCTATTTTGAGACCTACCTTCCAGAATATGCAGCAATGTATGATAAATTACCAATCAGTGCATTCGTTTCTGAACCCAAGACCCCTGATCCTGATATGAACCTCTTCAACCTACAATTCTGGAACTGCATGGACTATGGGATAGTTGCCATTCAGAAGCAGTTCATTGGGTCAATGGATTATGAGGTGTACACGAGGGATCATGGCATCCAGAAGGGCACCTATGTGTGCACGATAGACAACTACCACCATGACCCTGATATCATTGATTACAGCACCTCTGAGATACCATCTGAGCACAAATCACATAACCTCATAGAGTTGAGGAATGGTCAGTATTGCCTGTATCCCAATAACAGGACCAGGATCTTTGATAACAGCCTGACTCCTGATAATCCCAAGATGCCTGACTTCAAGGTATCAACTGAGTATTATCAGGTTGAGAATGGTCATGACAGGATGGGACTTGGTGATGAGGACTCATACTTCTGGAGGACAACAAAGGAGAGGAATGATGATTCCAGTGGGGAGGATCCCATTGATACGTATCATTCACAGGATGGTAGGTATGAGGATGTCCAATAGGGTATTGACAACATATTAATATTCCAGTAGACTGGGTTTGTTGCCTTTAAAGGATCAGGCTTAGCCTAATATCTGAATAACCCCTATAAATAAAGACATATCTAGTGTCGTTATCTTAATGCCTGTCCAAAGGGTAAATAAACCATTTAAAGACATCAGTGCGACGTTTCAGTCCAATCCCCTTAATGGGGATCTGATTGGTTTGAGGAATGAAAATGCTATCTCAAGGGCAATACGTAATCTAATATTAACAGTACCTGGTGACAGACCATTTCAACCTGCCCTTGGTTCTGATGTTTATGAATCACTATTTGAAACATTAGACCAGATTACAGCATCCAATATCCAACAGCAGATTGAGACAACCATTATTAAGTACGAACCTAGGGTGAGGTTAAATGATGTAAGGGTGAGTCCTAATATACCAAATAATTCATTTGATGTTAGGATCAACTATACCATAGTTGGTATTGATGCAGCACCACAACAAATTTCATTCGCCTTAGAGCAGACCAGGTAAATGCCTTTAGTAAATTTCAGCAATCTAGATTTTAATCAGATCAAAACATCCTTAAAGGATTACCTTCGTGCGAATTCAAACTTCACTGATTATGATTTTGAGGGTTCTAACCTTTCCACCATCATTGATCTGTTAGCATATAACACATATATCAATTCTTACAATGCTAATATGGTGACCAATGAGGTCTTCATTGATAGTGCCACATTGAGGGAGAATGTGGTATCATTAGCAAAGAATATTGGATATACCCCAAGACCAAGGAGATCAGCAACTGCAAGGGTATCATTTGCTGTTGATGTCAGTGGTACAACAACTGTTGCAGTAACCCTGAAGAGGGGTATAGTTGCAGTATCAGCATCAACCTTTGGTTCACAATCATTGACCTTCTCAATACCAGAGGATATAACTGTTGGTGTTAATGATGATGGGTTGGCATTGTTTGATGGGATCACAGTATATGAGGGATCACACCTCACACAGAATTTTAATGTGAGTTCAAGGAATCCCAATCAGAGATATATCCTACCCAATAGTGGGATTGATACCAACCTGATCAGGGTTAGTGTGAGGGAATCATCTGGTTCCAGTATTCAGAGGGAATATAAGGAATCAAAGGGTTTATTTGAGATTGGTCCAGATTCACCAATCTACTTCCTTCAGGAGGTGGAGAATGAGAGATATGAATTGATGTTTGGTGATGGAATCTTTGGTCTGCCAGTGCAGGAACCAAATGTGATTGAGGTTGGTTATATTGTATCAAATGGTCCTGATGGTAATAATATATCCAGATTGACCTATGCTGGTCAGTTGGTTAATAATAATGGTGGTGCATTGACCAACAATATCACCACAATGTTTGTTGATCAACAGAGTTTTGGTGGTGCTGATATTGAGAATGTGGAGTCAATCAAGAAGTTCTCCACCCAGATCTATGCATCACAGAATCGTGCTGTTACAGCAGTTGATTATGAGACAATGATTCCTAAGATATATCCAGAGGCAGAATCAGTCTCTGCCTTTGGTGGTGAGGAATTGACACCACCCAAGTTTGGTAGGGTGATGATTGCTGTCAAACCAATCAATGGGGTATTCCTATCAACAGCAATAAAGGAGGATGTATCCAGACAGTTAAAGAAATATTCTGTTGCTGGTATCATACCAGAGATTGTTGACCTGAAATACCTGTTTATTGAGACAAAATCATTTGTCTATTATAATGAGAATAAGGCACCAGGAGCTGCTGCTGTAATTGGTCTTGTAAGGACTAATATTAATCAGTATTCTGGTTCAACAGAGTTGAATAAGTTTGGTGCTAGATTCAAATATAGTAAGTATCAGAATGTGATTGATAATAGTCATCAATCAATCACATCAAACATCACCACAGTGGATATGCGCAGGGATCTTCAGTGTGTCCTTAATACATTTGCTGAGTATGAGATCTGCTTTGGTAATAGGTTCCATGTCAAGAATCATGGTCATGGGACACATGGTGGTGAGATTGGATTGAATATCAAGTCCTCTGGATTCAAGGTAGCAGGTATATCTGATACCCTATATCTTGGTGACACCCCTGATGCAACATTGAAGAATGGTTCATTATTCCTCTTCAAGTTGAATTCTGATACTGAGTTTGTTATTGTGAGAAGAAATGTGGGATCAATTGATTATGTCAAGGGTGAACTAATGATCTCACCAATAAATATCATTTCTACTGTAGTAAATAGAGGTGAACCACTGATTGAGATATCTGCCACCCCTTACTCAAATGATGTTATTGGAAAGCAGGATCTTTATCTTCAACTTGATCAAACCAGGGTAATAATTAATGCTGTAAGTGATGAGATTGCCTCTGGTGATGATATATCTGGTAGCAACTATATTGTTTCCTCCTCCTACTCTAATGGGGTTCTTGTAAGGGGTAAACCAGTATTGGCAACACCAACAACCCAAACATCAACTCAAACTGACACCCAGACACAGACACAGACACAGACTCAAACCACATCACAACCAGCGGTATCAACTCAACAAACAGTGACTGTTACAACTGGTATGAATGGATCCACAAGCACAACAACATATTCTTACTAAGAAATGGCGGTAGATAGAGTACAGATACAGGATGTTCTAGCATCCCAAATTCCATCATACATTAGGGATGACTTTCCACTGCTGGTAAGTTTCTTAGAAGAATATTATGTCTCTCAGGAGGTGCAGGGTGGCACCCTTGATCTGATTGAGAACCTTGATCAATATGTCAAGGTTGATGAACTTGCTGCCATTAAAACAGAGACTAAGTTGGGTGCTGACCTAGGAATTGTTGGTAATACAATTAAACTTAGTTCTGATACCAACTTTACATATAAATTCCCTGACTATAATGGTATCATTCAGATTGATGATGAGATCATTAAGTATGGAAATAAGACTGCGACCACATTTGAAAACTGTAGGAGGGGATTTAGTGGTATAACTGAATACACTAATACACTGATTCCTGATAAGCAGATATTCAAGACATCACTGGCAGCAGAACATAAGAAGGGTGCTATTGTAAAGAATTTAAGCGTCCTGTTCCTACAGGAATTCTTTAATAAGTTAAAGACACAGATTGCACCTGGTTTTGAGAGTAGAACCCTTGCCACTGGTCTTGATCAGAGAAACTTTGTAAAGGCATCAGATAGTTTCTATAAGGCAAAAGGAACTGATGATTCATTCAAGATTCTTTTCAGGGCAATCTATGGTGTTGATGTTGAAATATTAAAACCAAACAATCAACTAATAAGATCCTCTGATGCAGATTACAAGGTCAGTGAGGATTATGTTATTGAGGCATATGTTGGTGATCCCCTAAAGGTTAAAAATCTTACCATCTATCAGGATTCAACTGGTGCCAGGGGAACATGTACAAAAGTTGAGAAGATACATGTAGAGGGTGATTTTTATCAGATATCAATTGATACTGGATATCAGAGGGATATTAATGCAAAGGGAACAATTGTTGGTAAGTTTGAACCTAACCCCAAAACAAAACTTCTAAATGCAGTGGGTGCTGGTGCCACCTTCTTTGATGTTGATTCAACCATTGATTTTCCATCATCTGGTAGGTTATCAGTTAAAGATTCATTTGGCAATGAGAATATTCTTTCTTATTCTGACAAGAATCTTACGCAATTTCTTGGTGTCACCACAACCACCAGTAATTTTGATAAGGCTATTGATGTAAGAAAATTTGACTATACATATGCTAACATTGGTGTTGGCACTGAGAGTCAGGTCAGATTCAGATTGCTTTCAGCTCTTAAGGGTGTTGAGTACATTGACAAGAACTTTGGTCTTAGTAAGGGTGATAGGATCAGTCTTAAAACCCTTGGCGTTGATGACTCCAAGAATGATTGGTTCTATAATATTAAATTTAAGTTAGGAGTAGCAGGAATAACACTTATTAATGGATCCAACAACATCTATCAGATTGATTGCAATGAAGATCATCATCTAAAAACTGGATATAAACTTGTCCTTACAAATATTGACATTTCCACCAATTTTGATTGTGAAGTAACATCCATTAATTCAAGTAAATCAATAAATGTTGAGTTAGACAATGTAATCCCAACAGCAACATTGTCACAAAAATTCTCCATTGAGAATCAATTGTTAAGAGGCAATTCAACGAAACTTTCTGTTGGAAATTTCAATGCTAATGTTCAAAATGTATATCTCAAAGAGGATAAGTATCTTTTAGCATCTGAAAGTATTCCAAATTATGATGATGAGATAAGATGCGATGATAGAATAATTTCTTTTACAGGTGCAGCAAACTTTGATATTATTACACTATCATCTAGTGGGGATCATGGATTCTTTAATGGTGATGCTATTTACTATAGCGGTAACACAATAACAACCATCATACCCTCTGGTGATGGTGGTTCTGATATTGTTGATATAACAACAAGTAAGTTCACTAATGTGGATGAGGGTGTATATTTTGTTCAAAGGATAGATGCCTTCAGTATCAGATTGGCCAAGAGTAAGGCAGATTTGATGAATAAAAATTACATCACTCCTGCTGGATCTGTTACTAATAACAAATTCACATACTATCCATTTTATCAAAAGAATCTGGAAGGACAGAAAATTTTTAGGGAGATTGATGAACCAACAAGGGAGGCAGGGACTTTTACAACAAAACCTGGAAGAACTGGTGTTCTCATCAATGGTGTAGAGATTGATAATTATAAATCATCTGATGTTATCTTCTATGGTGAAATTGACTCATTTGAAGTAACAAGTGGTGGTAATGATTATGATATCATCAATCCACCTGTGCTTGAAATTACAGATGAATTTGGAAGTGGAGCATCTGGCACCATAAGTGTTAATGGTTCCCTGTCAGAATTGAATATTATTAATACTGGATTTGATTACATTGACACCCCAACTGTCAAAATCTCTGGTGGTAATCCAACAAGAGATGCTCAGGCATTTGTAAACACAATTAAGACTGATCATGTAATATCATTCCAAGCTGGTATTGAGCTTAATAATCTTGATGGTGGTGTTGATATTGCAAATGACATTATTGGATTTACAACATTCCACAATCTGAGAACCATTGAACAGGTAAAATATATCTCAAAGAGAAATCCTGTTGTTGGTTTGACCACTGATGCAGTATATTTTTCAAAGGTTGTTGATGGCACAAAAATTCAACTCTTTGGTAGTTTTGATGATGCTGATGCTGGTATTAACACTATTAGTTTGACTGGTCTTGGCAATGGATTACAATCAATTGCTACAATTGAAAAGAAAAAGGTTGTCAGTTCCATAAATGTTGCAGACCCTGGATCTGGATATAAAAATCAGGAGAGATCTATCACCTCTGCTGGCATAAGTACAGCATCAAATATTTTTACCATCAAAAACCATGGATACAATACTAATGATATAATCTGCTATGAGGAGAAGACCACACCAATTGGTGGTCTTAGTATCAATACAGAATACTTTGTTGGTAAGATAGATGATGATAAATTCAAACTCTATGAGGTGGGATCTGGATCCCTTGATAGAAGATATTACATTGATAATAACATTGTACTTAATATTACTGGTGAGGGTGATGGTTGCTTCAATTACAAACCAATTATTGTCACCATTGAGGGAAGGGTTGGTGTGGACACCAACTTTGGACAGAATATCAATGCCATTGTTCAACCAGTTTTCAGGGGTCAGATCACCAGTGCTAATGTAAGTGAATCTGGTGTTGGTTATGGATCATCAGAGATTTTTAACTTTAATAGAAAACCAAATATAATACTTAAGAGTGGATCTGATGCTCAGTTGACACCAGTTGTTGAGAATGGAAGCATCAAACAAGTTATTGTAAACAGAGGAGGTAGTGGTTACAATTCACCTCCACATCTCTCTGTAACCATTGGTTCTTTTTGCAAACTTACGCCAATTATTGAAAATGGTGTTATTAAATCTGTAGTTGTAGTTGCAGGTGGAATAAATTACAGGTCTGATTCACAGATCATTGTGTTACCATCAGGCACTGAGGGTAGTATTTCTGCCAATATAAATCAATGGACAATCAATAAGTTTGAGCAAAAGTTAAATAAACTGACTGATGATGATTGTATTATTGCTGAGGGATCTCTTAGCAATAGTCTTCAACTTGCTCATCTTTATGCTCCAAGAAATCTTAGATCAGCGTTATATGGTAGAAAATCAAATGGTGAAATTCAATACCAACATCCTGATTTAAAATTATTAAATGGACAGGAGATAAAATCTAAGTATCATTCTCCAATTATTGGTTGGGCATATGATGGTTGTCCAATTTATGGACCATATGGATATGATAGGGCAGATGGTGGTAATGTAAGGAGGATGTTATCTGGTTATGTGGCATCTGCAAAATCCAATAGACCCCCTCTAAATCTCTATCCTCTTGGTTTCTTTGTGGAGGATTATGACTTCTTGGGAACTGGTGATCTAAACAGAAATAATGGTAGATTCTGTGTAACACCTGATTATCCTAAAGGAACTTTTTGTTATTTTACCACCATCAATGATGCTTCAGAAGGTAGTGGTCCATTCAAGAATCTTAAAAAACCAGTCTTCCCATACCTGATTGGTGATGGTTTTCAACATAAACCCAATACATTTAACTTCCAAAAAATATCCAATCATGTTGATTATAACCTGGTTGAAAATAATTGGAGAAGAATTACAACTCCTTATAAGATTAACACACTCTTTGGTGGTTATGATTATATCTTTAATTCAAACAAAGAGAAGGAACAGGTAATTGAAGTAACAGGTGTATCACAAGGAAGTGTTGATAGTGTTGGTATCTTTACTGGTGGTGATAATTATAAAGTTAATGATAGGATTGAATTCAAGGGTGATACATTTGGTAAGGCAGCAAGGGGTGCTGTTGATGTCCTGAAAGGGAAACTGGTGAACAATGTTGATATTAAAACTACTTTATTCTCAAATATTGAGTTTATTAATGTTGGTAGGTCTGACAGATTTGTGGGAATCATGACAATACCTCACAACATTGTTGATAATACTTTATTGAGAATTGGTGGTCTGTCAAAATACTTTGATGGTTTTGATGGTAGGTATAATGTTGGTGTTAATAGTGGTTCATATGTCCTTCTTGAAAATATTGATACAGCAGTAAACACTGGTATTGTTACGTTCTTCACTGTTGGTGGTGCTTTTCAATATCCCTTCATTAGACCAAATGATATTATTACTATTGAATCTGAGAGGGTAAAAGTTCTCAATAGTGATCCTCTTAACAATAGAATCAGGGTTTTAAGGGAACAGGATGGAACAACTGGAGCTGCTCATGTTGGTAATCTTCCTCTTTTACAGGATTCCAGGCAGATTAACATTAATGTTGGAACTTTAAAAACAACTCAACTATCAAGATCAAATACTGAATTTTACTTTGAACCAAGTGAGTCAGTTGGTATTGGTACTTCAACCACTGAGGGTATTGTGGGTGCTGGTCTCACACTTTTCTTTAAGAATCCTGGTGCAGGCATCACTAACATTTTTGCACCTGAACAGACCATTTATATTCCAGGTCACAATCTCAAAATAAATGATATCCTCACATACAGACCAAATGGTGACACACTTAGGGTATGGAATGGAAAAGCAGGATCTCCTCATCTTGAAGCACTTGATTCATTCAGTGAATTGTTTGTTGCCCCTGTTTCTGATGACTTTATTGGATTAGCGACTAATAAGGTAGGGGTGGGATCAACTGCTGACATTTATCCATATATTGAGATCAATGATCCAACAGTTGGATTGTTGTTCTTCACAGATTTGGGAACTGGTGTTTTCCATGGATTGAAAACTAATTTTGATGATGTGATCTTTGGTCAAGCAAGAAGAACACAAGTGAATGTGGCTACTGCAACCACACATGGAATGTTTGTTAATGATAAGATCAAATTTAATTTGAATCCAAAAAATGAGGATATCATTACTGTTAAGTATAATAACTTCAATAGAAGAATAGTATTTAATCCACAGGATTTCATAGCATCTGATGTTGATGTCACATCAAATTCTATTGGAATAGCAACTGGCACATTCAAAACTGGTGACAGGGTTATTCACCAATCCATTACACCATCTGGTGGATTGGTGGATGAGAAAATGTATTATGTCTATCTTGATACAGAAACATCAATTAAACTTGTTGATGAAAAGTTTGAATTGAGTAAAATCTCTCCAAACTTCATTGACATTACATCTGCTGGTATTGGAACATTATCTAAGATCAATCCAAGTGTAGATGCTGTAACAAATCTTAAATTTGATCTATCTGATTCATCACTGGCATTTGTTTCAAACTCCATTCAATATCCAGCATTTAAGATGGAGATCTTCACAGACTCCCTGTTTGTGAATCAATATCTGACAACAGGTGAAGATCAAGATTTCAATGTTAAGACATCAGGTGTGGTTGGTGTTGATGGTGAATTAACACTTGATATCAAAGATATTCCTTTTGCTCTCTATTATAAGTTTTCTAGTCAAAATGAGTCATTTATTACTGAAGAAAAGAAACTTGTAACTGATGAAAACGTTTTCTCATATAACACAATTTACAAATCATTGTCCATTCTTGATGGCACTTATAGTTTAGTAGGAGTTGGATCTACAACATTTGTATTTGATCTTGACAATTCATCTGCCATTGTTTCATATGATAGAACTACTGCTGATGCTGATTATACAACAACATCAGTAAATGCACAGGGACCTATTGAGCATATAAACCTTATTGATAATAATTATGGATACACAAAAATTCCTGGTGTATCATCAATCAAAACTGCATTAGGTCAAGGAGCAATCCTTTATGCGGAATCAGAGTCCATTGGTGAAATTAGAAATCAGAAATTTGTATCTAACAATATTGGATGGAATTATCCTACTGATAAGACCCTGAAACCAACTGCTAATCTTCCTGAGATTGTTGAGATTAATTCCCTTGCCTCTTTTGAGAGAATTGGAATTTCATCATCTGGTGTTGATTATTTGGTTGCACCACAACTCATTGTGAGGGATGGTGTTACTGATGAAATTGTTGATTGTGTTATCTCCTATGAGTTGGGTGATCCAGAGGTAACCATTACCAAGAATACCAGAGGAATGTTTCCCACCAGTCCTAGAATTATTGCTATTAATAATTCAAATGGTTTTGAGATTGGATCAATCAATGTTACTGGTAAGATTGTAAGGTTAAATCTTACAAATCAATTCAATAGTGATGATGAGTATCCATTTGCCATTGGTGGAACTGTTTATGTTGAGAATGTTAATATTGGTGTTGGCACAACTGGAAAGGGTTATAATTCAAGTCAATATAATAATAACCTATTTGGTGTTGTTGGTGTAAAAACTAATGCTGGTGGGTCTGGTGCTTATGTTGAATATACATTAAAAGATTTTCTGTCTTCTACTGAAATACCTGGTAATGTTATTTCACTTAATTCTGCAACAGTTGTTCCTGGTAATCACCTTCCAATATTTGAGACCACACTATCTTCTAATGACTTCTTAAATGATGAGATTGTTACTTGGGATGGCAAAACTGGAATTGTAGACAATTATGATAAGGATACTGGTATTTTAAAGGTCAAGTCTCAGTTTGATATGCCAATTGGCACAATCATTGAAGGCAATTCCTCAAAAACAAAGGGACAGGTGGTAAGAAGATGGGACTTTAGGGGTGATATTGCAATTGGTGCTGGTACAACCATTAATTATGGTTGGCAGAAGGAGACTGGTATGCTTAATGATTCACTTCAAAGGTTACCTGATAATGATTATTACCAGAGATTCTCTTATTCACTGAAATCACCTATCCCACTTAGCACTTGGGACAATACTGTTGGTGCTTTGAATCACACAGCAGGATTTAAAAAATTCTCTGATTTGCAAGTAGAAAGCACTCCAAACACTAAATTGACACCAATAGTTGATGATACTGAGTTGTCATTACTTGTGAATTGTATTGGTGAGGGTAGTATTCATTGTTGGAATGATATTGATAAAGCAAGGGAGAACATTTTCAGTGTAAATGGTAAGAGTGCATCAGATACAGTTTTCTTTGATAATATAATCCTCACAGATTACTTTGAATCACAGGGAAATAGGGTTCTGAAAGTTGACGATTTGAGTGGTGAATTTAATAGTAATGAAAGATCTGAGTCTTTTGCAAACATATCAACATTTGATCCAACAGTTAAATTTGTAAAGAGTCTTTTCCTTATTCAGGATACAACATTTACTGATGAAAGAGGATTCCAGGTATCAACTGCCATTGTTGATGATAATATATCATACATGACCACTTATGCTAAGTTGCATACTGTTTCAGATCTTGGATTCTTTGAAATATTAGCAGCTTCAGATGAATTTGATTTTGAGTTCCATCCAGTCAAATTTACAAATAATAACTACTTTGTTTCATCATTTGCCTTTGCTATTGATCCTTCATTGGTAGGTGCTGCTGGATCATCATTTGGTGATGTTATTGAGTTTGAAACTCAAGAAGTCAATGTTGCTGCTGGAACCACCACTAACATAGTTTCTGTTGGGACCAGTTATAGATCAATGAAGGTTCTAAATCTCCTTATCACACCTGGTGATGAACATCATTTTGCTGAACTCAATATTGTTCATAATGACACTGATTGTTCAATTGTTGAATATAACAATATTGATGAAACTTCCTCTTCAAATTACCTTGGTGGTATTGGAACCTACAGCGCTGAGATAAGTGGTGTCAATGTAGTTCTCAAATTCCATCCAAATTCAGGAATTGCAGTAACATCATATAGTCAGGTTGTCTCTGCTGTTAGGGGCACTTCAACCACTGGATTTACATCAATGTCCACTGCCAGGGTTGGTAGTGGATATGTATCAATTCCTTCCTCTGGAGCACCAACTGAACATGTTCTAAGCAGCTATGACACAGCATCTATTGATGAGAAGTATTCTGCTTCATATCAGGTTATAACCGTTGAGGATACTGTAAATAATCATCATGAAATATTTGAATTTGGTGTATTGAATACACTTGATATTCCAGGTCAACAATATGTTGAATTTGCTAATGTTGCCACAAATTCTGGTCTTGGGACTGTTGGTGTAACAGCAACTGGTAATTTAATAAATGTTGTTTATACACCAAATCCAAATATTACTGTTGAAGTCAAAAACTTCTTTGTTGATCTTAGAGAAATTTCACCAACAACCACCTTGTCACAAATTGATTACAATGATGGTATATTTAAAACACAAACTGGTAACTATTTTGGTACAAAAATTGATGTAAGAACAAGTTTTAATTTACTCCACAAAGGTGATCCAATCTTTGCAAGACAATTTGATGGTGTTACTGGTATCAATACTTTGGATGGTGTTGTTATATCACCAAATCACTTCTTCCAAACTGGTGAGGCAGTTAAGTATGATGTGCTAGGAGTTTCACAAAGAATTCCTATCAAACCAACTGATTTTGGTGGTAGTGTTGGTATAGTAAATCAACTTCCAACTGATTTGTTTGCTATCAAAATAAATGATCAGGCTATTGGTTTTGCCACTAGTCCTACTGCTGCATTGGCAATCAATCCTACACAAATTGAGTTTGATGATGTTGGTGTTGGAAATTCACATTTCATTACTGCCACCAAACAAAATACTAAAATGCTTGTGAGTATTGATAATAATATTCAGGCACCTCTCTCAAGAACTGACATTACTGCAACTCTTACAGATGCTATAGTATTTGATACTACTTTTAAAACAAGTGGAATCACTACAATTTCTGCAAATGATATTATTAAGATTGATGATGAATTTATGAGGGTTACATCCTCTGTTGGAACTGGCATAACTATTTTTGTTGAGAGACCCATTCTTGGTTCTTCAATTGCACCACATTCACCAGGAGCAACTATTCAAAAGTTTGTTGGTAATTATAATATTATTGGCAATGTAATTAATTTTGTAAGTGCTCCATCTGGTAATGTTCCATTATCAACATCCACATCAGCACCTGATGAAAGGGATTACACTGACATTTCTACTAGATCCACATTTAGTGGAAGAGTGTTTACTAAGAGGGGAATTTCTGGTGGAGAAGATGAGACATATAGTAGTAACTTTGTGTTTGATGACGTATCTAATCAGTTCACAGGTGTTACAAGTGAATTTGTTCTGAAGAATAATGGAGCAGATGTAACTGGTATTACATCAAATACAATCCTTCTTGTTAATAATATATTCCAATCACAGCAAGGTGTTCAAGCTCTTGAGGAAGGAGAATATGAAAACTTTGAAAGTGTTGGTGTAACAACTGCTCAATTTACTGGAAGTAATATTGGCACTGCTACTGGTTATGATCAAAACCTTGGCAATCTTCCTGTTGGTGGATTAATTGTTTCAGTTGGTTCCTCAGGAGGACTTGGATATCAACCTCTTATTGGTGCTGGTGCAACTGCTGTTGTCTCTGTAACTGGATCTATTCAATCAATCAGCATTGGAAATAGTGGCTCTGGTTACAGGGTTGGTCTTGTCACTAATTACTTAGTGGGTGTTCAAACTTATGATGGTGTTGTACCTATTGACACTTTTATTGGTGAGGCAGTCATAGTTGATGGACATGTTGATAGTGTTAATATAACAAATCCTGGATCTGATTTCTTGATTTCCAATCCGCCTGTTGTTATTATTGATGAACCACTGAGTTATAGTGGAATCCCTCTGGAATACTCCTCAAGTTCACCAACAGGTGTTGGTGAAAGTGCCACCATTGATATCAAGGTTGGTCAGGGTTCAAGTGTGATTGAATTTGAAATTAATGACTTTGGTTTTGGATTTAATAAAAATGAAATCCTGACTATTCCCACTGGTGGTACTCATGGTATTCCTCTTGATTCTACCATATCATTTACTGAATTCCAAATCACTATTCAAGATGTTTATAGTGATTCATTCAATGCTTTCTCACCAGGTGAGTTTCAGATTCTTGATAGAATTGATGATGGTTTTGATGGAATCAAAAGAGTATTCCCCCTCAGATTACAGGGTGAACCAGTTTCAATTGTAGCAGCAAGTGATTCTAATATTGAAGTAGATCAAACACTCTTGGTGTTCATCAATGATGTTCTCCAAGTTCCTAGTGAATCCTACACATTTGAGGGTGGAAGTCAGATTATATTTAATGAAGCACCCAAGGGTCCAGGATCAGGTGTTCCAGAGGGTGACTCATCAAGAATCATGTTTTACAAAGGTGCTGGTCAAACTGATGTTGTTTTCAGAGATGTTCTTGAAACTATTAAGATTGGTGACTCTGTTCAATTATCTGCTGATGTTGAAAATGGTCAAACATTATCTCTTAATCAGAATGAGAGGGTAGTCACTGGTATCACCACAGTTGATGCAGCTAAAACCAATTTCTATGATGGTCCTGGTTTAGCATTTGATACAACAATTGAGAGACCAGTGAAATGGTGTAAACAGACCATTGATAGAAAAATTAATGGACAATTTGTTAGTAAGGATAGGGTCAAGTATGAACCAAATATCTTCCCAACCTCATTCATTACATCATCAGTAGGCATTGGTTCAACAGTTGTTTATGTTGATTCTGTTAGACCCCTGTTTGATGGTAATAATGAAACAAATGATAGGGCATTCCAAAATAAAATTACTATTACTTCACAAAATATAGTTGAAGGTGCCACAGCAACTGCTACAGTAAGCACAGCAGGAACTATCAGTGCCCTTACCATAACAAATGCTGGTCAGGGTTATGCAACTGCTCCTGAGGTTTCAATTGCTGGAACCACCACAAGAGCAGTTGGCGCAGCAACAACCACTGATGGAGTTGTTACCGCATTGACAGTTACTGATGGTGGTGCAGGTTATACTGATGCTCCACTTGTATTAATTGAGGAACCAAAACTATCTCAGGAAATTATTAATGTGAATTCCTTCACTGGCGATAGTGGAGTGGTAGTTGGTCTTGGTAGCACTGGTACTGATGCTGACCCACAAATGTTCTTTGATGTCTATATTCCAATGAATTCCATAATGAGAGATGCTTCTATTGTAGGAACTGCTATTACAATAAGCACCCTGAATCCTGGTGACTATGTTGTAATTCAAAATACTCATGTATCAATAGGTATCACATTTGCTGCTCGTGATCTTGATGATACCTCAACTGTTTCCGTGGCTACAACATTCTTGGATGCTGTTTATCAGGTTGCCACAGCAACAACAGAGAGAGTTGAGGTTGTTCATGAAACTGGGGACGTGTTCCCTTCAGGAGTTGGTATTATGACAGAGGTCAGAAGAATTAAATGTAAAGTTGATACATATGGTCCAGGTATTGCTCACACTACAAGTTTTGATGAAGGAAGTTCTAGTTGGGGTAAGATTTTATTTGCTAATAGAACAAATCCACAATCTTTTGACTTCTATGGTGAGGATGGTGTAATTGGCATATCCACATCTGGCCTTGTTAATAGAACTGAATCACTGAAATTTAAAAACTATATTTAATTCCCTATAAATAAACAAAAAAGTCCTAATAAAATGGCTGCGATTATAACTGATCAGCTTCGTATTTTGAATGCTAAAAACTTTGTGGACGGAGTTCAATCGTCCTCAAATTCTTATTATACATTCATTGGTCTACCAAATGCAAGTGATTATTCTACTACTTGGGAAATTTCTCCACCATCCCCAAAAGATAGCATAGATCAAAGCAATGACTATTGGGACACAATGATTGCTCTGAAAAAAGTAAATTCTGGTGATGTGGCACAGGTTGTTAATAAGAGCAATTGGTCATCTGGCAACATTTATGATATGTGGAGAAATAATATAACAAGGGCAAACCCCTCACAACCATCTGGTGCATTTAGCATATATTCAGCAAATTACTATGTTATGAATAGTGATTTTAGAGTTTATATTTGTCTTTATAACAATGCCCTTCCAGAAAATAATTTCAAAGGAAGTCCCTCATTAGATGAACCAACATTTACTGATTTAGAACCCAGAGCAGCAGGATCTAGTGGTGATGGTTATATTTGGAAATATCTTTATACTATTAAACCAAGTGAAGCTATAAAATTTGATTCAACTAATTACATTCCAGTCCCAAATAATTGGGGTAACACAACTGAAACAAGCACTATAAAAGCTAATGCTGCTACCAGTGGACAACTCAAAGTTGCCACTATCAGAAATAGAGGTGCTGGATTAGGCAATGCCAATACCTACACTAATGTTTCAATACAAGGTGATGGAATTGGTGGTAAAGCAACTGTTGTCATTAATTCTGATAGTAAAGTTCAATCAGTGGTGGTTACTCAGGGTGGTTCAGGTTATACTTTTGGAACAATTGATCTCTCAGAGAAAGGTTTGACTGGAACAACAGCACCAGTTTTCAATGTAATTATTCCACCACCAGGTGGTCATGGACATGATATTTACACTGAGTTGGGAGCATTTAATGTTCTTGCCTATTCAAGATATGATAATGATATTGATAATCCAGATTTTATCACTGGTAATCAGTTTGCTAGGGTTGGACTTGTGGAGAATCCACAGCAGTTTGGTTCATCAAGTCTTCTAACATCTGATAAAGCAGCAGCAACCTATGCTCTCAGGTTGACAGGAACAGGTTATAGTTCTGTTGTGTTTAGTCCTGATTCTGAATTTCGCCAGACAGTTGGTCTTGGATCAACTGCCGTTGGTAGGGTTATTTCATATGATCAAAACACAGGTGTATTGAAATATTGGCAGGATAGGACCAGAGTGGGTTTCAATTCTGATGGAACACAAAATGCAAGTCCAGAGTATGGTTTTACCAATATACTATTTGATGGAGATGCTAAAAATAATCCAGGAGGAAGCACAGATATTATTGGTGGAACTACCACTTTACAGATCAGCACTTCATTCACAGGTATAACCACTGTAATAAATAGTAGGACATATAATCTGGGTCAGGAATTTACAATGGGAGTTGCGAATCCTGAGTCCAAAAAATATTCTGGTAATATCATATATGTTGATAATAGACCACCAGTAACAAGGTCTACAACCCAGAAAGAAGACGTCAAAATCATTTTGCAATTCTAAGAAATCATGCCACAGGA